GTACAGTAGCACCAACAGATTGTATAATTTTGTGTTTTATATTAAACTGATCTTTTTCTTTTTTTATTCTTCTAAGAAATGCAAAATATATGATTTGGGTATAATATGAAAAAGGATTGGCCGATCGTTCTGGATCAAATTTATCAAAATACACTACACAATTTTCTATTGCGTCTGATACCATCTCGTCTCGATATGAATAGTTGCAAAAATTGCCCTTGGAAGATAACCGATCAGCAATTCTTAATAGACAATCTCCTAAGTAATTTGTTAGTTGTGGGGGTGGGGTATTGTTTAATAACGATTCAGCTAGTAGGGATTTTCTTTCTACAATAGCATTAAAGAAGGTTTTATTATCCACATAATGAACAGGTTCCGATTTTACTTTTATTACATCCATAAAAATCCCCTAATAATTAATATTACTTATTATACATCATAATAATGAGTTTGTCAAGTTTTAATAATAAAAATAACTTATTGACTTTATCAAAATATACTTTTTACCTGTTTTAATCTTAATACTATCAATGGGTTATACGGCAAATGTATGCCTTATTTTTGCATCTTTAATTTAAATAGTGATTAGTGTGTTATCTTATTATAAATCAATATCTTATATACTTGTAAATTATATTTGGTTTAGGGTATTGACTTTTGTTGATTTGTAAGGTATAATATATCTGTACTGGGTTAAGTAGATAACTCACTCTACTTTCTTAAAACACTTTTAAATCATTTCTAAAAGATTATTTAATCTCTATCTGATGTAACTTAAAATCAAATTCTTCTTTAGCATATAGTTCAACTCTAGCAGAAAAGTGATTAAGAGTATAATTACTGTATTTCTTATATGATAAATTATCGGCAATATCATATAAGGTGCAGCTGATCTTACCTTTACTCAATCTTAATCCTCTACCAATAGATTGTAAATTTCTAATCTTAGACTTAGTAGGTGATGCAAATATAATATTTTCAATACTTGGAAGATTAATTCCTGTAGAGAATGTTGAAAATGAAGCACATAATATAGCATTGGATTCGTCATTCATACCAATTCTGATAGCTTCTCTATCTTCTGTACTAATCTCACCAGATACATAAAATATTTTCCTACCATCTTCAGCTCTGTCTACAATCATCTTATGCAATATCTTACCTTGTTTTGCAACAAACTGAAATAGAACTAAAGTATTACCATTTTGTTTCAATGCTAAATTAGATATAAATTTATTTCTTGATTCATTACCTATAATAAAATCAATCTCTTCTTGATATTTACAATCTTTCATTATTTTTCTAGTTTCTTCAGGATATTTTAGAATCAAACATTGTATATTAAGATCTACAACTCGCTTAGAATCCATCAATTTTCTAGTAGTAATAACTCTATGCACAGGACCTAATATTCCCTCAAGACATAATTGAGAAACCTTCTCATCCTGAATTGTCCCTGTTGTCCCCACCCTATATTTAACATTGGTTAATTTCTCCATGATAGTAGTAAGACTCTTTCCTGTAGCAAGATGGCAGTTTGAAACCATTGTTCCATTAGCAAAATAGTTATGGTTATTTTCTACATGAAGATTATACACTTCACCGTCATAATCAATTTCCTCTATAGATTCAACTTTTTTCCAATTCATATTTCACCTTTGTTTTTTGCTTTACAGTATATAGATTTATGTGAATCACATTTTTATCTTTTATTACATTTAATTTTGACAGCAAAATACACGCTCACCTTTACTTAACTCATCTGTTCTTTTCCACCCAGATTCAGAAAACATTTTATGATTTCCGGTTATGATTATATATGTGCCGTCATCAAAATTAACTTTGAATTTTTTTTCATTGATTGATAAATTTTTATGTATTTTTACTACATGTTTATATTCAAATTCCATAGTATGTTCATTTAAAGTTAAAACTAAATCGTTGACCTTAATATTTTTGATTGGTGTTTTCTTTTCCATAGTCTGGATCAGCGAATCTGGATGTAAACATTCATCTACAATAGCTACGTCAAATGCTTTCATCCAGTCATTAGCCGGGGTATCTATAGAACCTTTTAGTGTGCCAGTAGATCCTTTTTTCAATATAGGATTGATTGATTGCCATGTTGAAATCATACAATTAGTGGTAAACTCTTTGCTAAATCCTGAATACAATTTTTGACAATTATTTTCAACAGACCAACCATTTCCAGATGAATAATCTTCAAAATCCGCATATAATTGCACTACTAGAGATGTAGTAGGACATAAAATTAAACATCTCCTATTATTAGCAATATGCCACCGGACTATGGTATAAATGATAAGGCTCTTACCTGAATTGTGATGTAAGATATTATTGTGATAGTATGATTCATGCTTTGCATTTAGAGAAAAATCAATCCATGATTGTGGTGGTATTTTATCAATATTGATTATACTTCTATCTAGAAATTGTTCGCCAACTGTTAAATCCTTTGATTCAATCCACCCATTATTCCACATTAAATGGTTATTTGCGGCTTTAATTATAGAGTTATCGGAGAATGTTATTTCTACACCAGGACCAATCTTTCTATATGTATCAGTAATTGATTCATATCCAGTTGGTGTAGAAATAAGTGGAGTGTTGCCTTGCTTGATTATTTGTTCAAGTTCAGCTAATGTGACAGATTTTAGTCCTTCATGATCTATCTCAATAATAGTTTCTGGGTCAAGACATGCCGTAGGGGATATTAATAGTGCTTTATTTTCATTCAGCGCCCTATGTATGGCTTCTAATTGATAATCTCTTATTTGTAATGGATTGCCTTTAGAGCATAGCTTCAATACTTTAGCAAAACCTTCTACATCATCTAAAGTTATTTTGTTATTATAAATGATATCTGGATCAATATTTACATCATAGCCATTGCGCCGGGCAAATTCAATTACATATTGAATGAGTCCCGAATACAATTTTTTAGTTTGGGTGGAAAATAATCTAATTTTCCCGTCCCACATCTTTGCTTTATATTTCGGGGTATATTTAGCACCAGGCATCATATAAGTAAAAAAATCAGATAGTTCTTGGTCTATAGATCTATCTGCAAATATTCTAATATAAACTTCATCAAATTTTTCAATTTTAATCATGATATAAGTATCCAAAAGGTTTAGATACTTATATATAGTAGAGTTTTATAGTTCCACTTCTACATTCCTGTAATAAATGACCTATGTTTAATAAAATTGTTGATGTGGAAAGATCGGCCATTAATCACTTTTAAAATTGAGTCTAGTAGATATAAGGTTGCTTCTAAATATTCAACTTTTAATTTCAAATCTATTGTTCTTTGATCACCTTTAAGTAATTCTTCCATTAAATATTTATTAGGTACATTTTTCTGCCATTGATCCCATTCTAATTTTATCAATTCTTGGGGTGACATATAACCATTAAATAATTTAACTAAATTACCTCTCAATATGTCTTTTTCTGCTATTGAAGAGTTTAATTTTAATTTAGTGGTGGTATATAGATCAATGTATTTAGCATGTAATTTAGCACTCTTTACGGATTCTAAATCTAGATTATTTCCATCCATTTCACAATCTATATCCCATTCTGCTTGAATATTTTCAATAGTAATCTTTTCCAAAATAATCTCCAGTTTATGTTATTTATATATTGTTGAGTATTTTCTAGATAATTAAACTATCATACAATTATGTTATTATAAAATAGTTATAATTGAAAACTGCAGAAGCGGTTATATAATTTACATCATTATTGGTTGATGCAAATGTTACGGTACTAATAGATATAGGTAATAAATCTATAAATGTTATTGATCGTACTATCTCATTATTAGAACCTAATATTTGTATAGTACCATCAGAATAACTCTTTGCCAATTCAGTTAAATTGGATATTGCTTGTGAATCTAAAAACGCCGTATATTGTTGAAAATTATCTGGATAACCCATAGCAATTATCCAATTATATATGCTTAAATAATTAGACATCGATTCATCTACTAGAAAATCTATATTTAATGTATCAAATTGAATATTGGTACTAGCAATAGGTATTGCTGAGAACATATTATTAAATGAAATATGTGGAAGATTGATACCCGGAATATTTACAGATTGAGAGAAGTAAATCATCTCTGGTATTTTTTGAATAGTAAGTTGAAACCCATTGGGAGACAATGGGTTTAAGACTTTATTGTTTGGAGTAAGAATTGGCATTTTGTATTTCCATATTGATTGTAGGATTAATATCAAAAAAGTGTTGACAACCTATTAATCTCATGTATAATAGCTACTTAACTTATTAAATAGGAGAATGTAATGGTTGACTATCTAACAGAAGAGAAATTGGGAATTATCTTAAGAACACACTTTGCTGAAGTTGTTTCTCAGCAAAAAGTAGCTAAATATCGTCCACAGTTTTTATAGATGACCATCCTTGAGCTAAGTATTCTGAATATTCAACAGATACCAATTTAACCTTAGTCTTGAATGATGAGAAATATAATGCCGCAACTAGAATTTATTTGTTACCTTTGTATTTATACAACTTAAAAATTCACCATAAAAAAAGGAGTCCAAAGACTCCTTTTTAATCAAAATATAAAGACTAAAACCAACAAGTTATCACATAAGATTAATTACACGGATTTTGCGATAATATAAATTGTTGCTAGTAGTCAACCCATCTGTATTAGCAGTAACACCAGCAAAAGGATTAGCAACCATACCATAACGTGTCTTAAAACCGATTTTCGGCTGGAACGTGTTAGGGTCTTGCGCTCTAACCATTTGTAATGGCACATATGGGCAGTAGAAAATACCAGCATCAAATGCAGAAACACCTTTATAACCAGCTACAAAAAACTGAGTATTAGAGCTATTAGCTGAATAAGGGTCGATATATACTTTAAATCTACCATTCAAAATACCAGCAAATGTAGTAGAAGTGTCATCAACCATCATATTGCCATTGCCAGCAAGAGCTGGTGAATAATCAAGAACACCAGCCATTGCTAAAGATGAAGCAACATCCGCAGAAGTGATGATGAAGTTCGCACGACCTCTACGAGTTGCTTGACCAATAGCATTAGCTTCACGTTCAATTTGGAACATTAAGCCTTTAAACTTTTCTACAGCCCAACGGCCATTAGAGTCAACATCAAGATCAAAGGTGCCAGCAACAGCAGTGCCAGATTGGGCACCAACAGTAGCAGCATTATATACTGTGCGAACAACTTCTCTATTAATTTCAACTAAAATTTCTTGAGTAAGAATGTTGCTTAATTCTGCAGCAGCATCAAGACCATGAACTGCTTTCAAATCTTGAGCTAATTCGTCAGAATATTCGGCCTTCAAAGCACGAGTTTTTGCAGTAACGGCTGTTTTTTCAATTGTGAAAGCCATTTCTGCCCAAGAAGCATTTCCTTCAGCCGCAGCAGTAGTATTTGCGTGGCCTGTAGTTACTGGAGCACCAAAAATATCAGTTTGAAGATCTGATTGTGAACCACCAGCACCAGAAAAACTTGTATTGGCTTCAGTAAGACCTAGCGCCTCATCACCACCAATAGATGTATATCTTGATTTCATGGCGAAGATTAAGCCGGTGGGTTGTGTCATTGGTTGAACGCCGCAAATATCATAAGCGATTAATTTGGGCATTGCTCTGCGGACTAGCGAGATAAGAACTGGGTCATAGCCAGAGATATTGCCAGACATTGAACCTGCATTACCTAGAGCCAAACCAGAACCAGATTGGTTAGCAGGAGCAGTTTCAAATAATGCACCTGATTGGCTTTCTCTCATAGCAATTTCTTGGTTTTCAAGTAATACAGCAGTAACTTCTTTGCGGTATTGATCTTGAATAGAAGGCATAGCAGTATGTTCTAGGATAGGTGCCCATTTTTGTAGTAATTCTGAACGAGTAGACATTGTTATAATTCCTTTATAATTTAAATTTTGATTCTGTTAAAAGATTCTAAATACCGAGCAACATTATGATCGACAGTTTTGGTTCCTTCAGTAAGATGTACTGGTTTATCAGTAACTACAGAAGTAGTTTTTGATGATGAATATTTACTAAAATAATTTTCTTTAATAATTTCCAATTTTTCTGAGAATGTATCGACATCGCTATAGCTTAATTCTTCGGCAAGGCTTTTGAATTTTTCCACATCGGTATCAGTCAATTCATCACAAAATGCTTCAACAACACCTTCTCTAATCAGGGATGTTAATTGTTTTTTCATACTCACATTAGAATCTAATGATTCATCTAGTTTAGACTCTAGATAAGTGACTTGTTGTTGTAGGTCTTCCATAACATCAAACCGCTCTTCCGGTACTTCAATATAATGTTCTTGGAATAATGATTTCAAGCCACCGACAAAGCCTTCTAAAATGTCAGTTTTTAGTCCTTGTTCAACTGCAATTTCATTATTAGACATCCACTCTTCAACAATATAGCTAAGATAACTATCAATTTTTTCTACTAGATCTTCTTTAGCAAGTTCAGTAGCTTCTTCCAATCTTTCTTCAAAGGCTTCTTCTAGTGTAGATACTTCTTCTTTCACTCTAGAAAGTACAGCAGCTTCAAAAATAGTAGTAGCTTTTAGTTTAAATTCTTCGGATAAGTCTTCACCATATACTAGTGCGTCGATATCTTCTTGAACTGGAGATACATCTTCCATGCAATTATCAGCTATAACTTTTTTAGATGTGCGTTTTCTTTTTGGTTTCACTTCGGGAATAATTTCTTCCTCATCTTCTTCTTCAAGGTATAAACCTCGGTCTAGTTTAGATTCATCATCTAAGGCTTTGAGTTTTGTCGACTCTTTAAGCAGATCAGCAATTTTTTGTTCAATTGACATATATTTGTCTCCTAATTAGTAATAAATGTATTTAGTATTATTTTATATTGTTTAAAAAATTATGAAATGCAGTAGTTGTCATTTCGGTGATTCTTCCAGATTTTGCTGATAATATTTCTTTCTTTGCTGATTCAATATGTTTATCTGTATAGATACCATTAACATATACCCATTCCTGATTTTCCATAATACCATTTACCCAACAATCAATGCCACTAGGCTCATGTACAATATCTACGGTACTTAATCTATAATCAGATTGTACTTCGTTAATACCACCACGATTGACAACACTACCAACGCCCCTAGATGATACACCCAATTTGACGCCTTCTTCTAGGAAATTTTGAGCAATATTACCCATTGGGGTATTTAATATTTTGGCTTTTCCTATAATATCATTGCCTTCAAATTTTAAATTTGTAATAAGGTGTGATACTTTATCTAGATTTAAACTGGGATTTTGAGGATGCCCTAATTCTCCAAGTGCTCGTTTTTCTAGTATAGAATTCTGATATTTTTTCAATTCAGATTCCATAATACCTTTAGGATACGTTCTTCCATTTCGGTTTGCAGTATCTGCTTGCATAAAAACACCACTAATATAGTGTGATTTTTTGTCATTAGTTGATTCAACTAAATATTCAATATCCATCATTTCTTCTGTTATTAATTTCATAAAATAATCTTATGGCCTGTTTTTTTAATTTGTATTAACAATTCAGATTGTGCTCCAGATATAATAACATCAATATCTTTAGTATTATTTATACTGTCTGGTATGAATGGATTTCCTCTTAAATCCATTAATTGCAATGCAGATGATTGAAGATTGTATAGAGTATCACCATCTCTGACAATTGTAATTAATCCATTGTAATCACCAGAACATAAAATAGCTGATATATTGCCCCTGCACTGAGTTTCATTATCTTTTTTTAATGATGCTAATGTGATAGTTTGCGTCCCTGGTAATCCGGCTACTTTAATAATTGCTTCATGAAAAGTATTTTTTAATATCGTCTGCGTAATTGCCATTATTATTCCTATATAAGTTCTTTAATAACATTCATAAAATTCCCTTTAGATTCATTCATATAAGTTATAATATCAATATTATTTATATACTTTTTACATAATAGATAAGTGTCTTTACTTATTGAAATATTAG